AGGTGCTCGAAGCCGCGCACATCTGTGGTGCTGCACTCGGGTTGCGTGATATGCGCGTTGAGCCAGTCGCTGGTGGCCCAGGCGTCGGCCAGCAGTTCGTCTGCCGCATCGGCGCGGTGGCTGTCGCTGGGCTCGCGGTCGCCATCCCAGCGCGGGTCGCGCGGGTCGGTGCATGGCCCCCAGGTGGCGCTGTCGCCGGGGCCGTAGGTGGTGTATTGCATGAGGTGGACTCCTGTGGTTTAGATGAAGGCCGCGATCAGGCAGCCGAGGGTGATGCCGAAGGCTGCGGCGAAGGTGTAGTCGATGGGGCGCGGGCGCATGGTGCTTAGGCTTGCAGGATGAACTGCGCGTGGAACCTTGCGTCCGCCATAGCCGTCTGCGCGACAGCCAGGTTCTTTTCGGCCAGCAGCAGGACGGTGCCGATGCGGCGCAGGGCGATCTGACGATGTGCTGCGACGAAGGTCTTGCTGCTGCGGCCGATGGCGGCGCGAAGGCTGCGGGCTTCTTTGGTCAGGGCTGTTGCGGTGGTCATCTTGCGTCTCCGGTTGCGTGTTGCGATGGAATGAATTCTGCGCTCACTGGACACCAATGTCCAATGCTTTCGACAATCCCGACCAAACCGCAGGGACATAAATGTCTGTTCAGCGATAGACATCTATGCCAGAATCCGCCACATGATTACCCGTGAACAACTATCCGAACTGCTGCGGCAGGTTGACGCGAAAGCGCTGGCCGCCGAGGCAGGCGTCAACATCAAGACCATCTACCGGCTGCGGCACGGCGAGAACTCGCCTCGGCTCGAGCTGGTAGAGCGCCTGGTGGCCGCGTGCCGCAAGCTGAAGGGGCGCAAAGCATGAGCGCCCTGGACACCACACACATGCGCCTAGTGGAACTCACAGAGCGGCGCGGCCAGAAGATCACGGCGCGGGACATCGCCACGGCACACATGGCAATTGCTGCAATTGATCATCTGCGCAAGCTGTCCGAGCGCAACATGCAAGCGTATGGCCACCAGCTAAGCACCAGCGTAGACCGCGGCATCCAGCTAGACACCGTGCGCGAAATGCTCGGGCAGATTCGGGAGATTCTGGAGTGAAACAAGGCGACCGCGTGCGCCTGTCCGACGGCCAGGACGCCATGGTGCTTGAGGTCGGCGTGGCAACCCTGCGCGTGGCCCGCATCCGCCCCGATTGGCCGTTTCCTGGCCTGCCTGAGTCGGTGCTGCGCGGCACGGTCAAGCGTCTGCCGTCGCGGTATCTGCGGGAGACGCATCAGGATGTGGAGGCTGCGAGATGGTGACCAGAGGCCGCGAAACCCTGCGCGAAAAGATGCTGCGCAACCAAGCGACCATGGACCGCTACGCCGCCATCAGCGGCAAGCCTCGCGTGCTGCTGGACATCCCGCCTGAGCCTGTGAAGCGCGGGCCGAGGAAAGCGTCAGGCCAGCCGACCGAGGCGCAGATTCTCAAGGCCGTCATGGCGCTGCTAAAGCATCACCCGAAGGTCGCCCAATGCTGGCGGCAGAACTCGGGCACGTTCCAGGAGCGAAACCGGGACGGGTCAGTGCGATACATCCGTGCGAACACGCAGCGCGGGATGTCGGACATCATGGGCGTCCTGAAAGATGGCCGCACGCTGGCCATTGAGGTCAAGTCCGCTACCGGGCGCATGCGTCCAGGCCAGGAGGAGTTCCTCGCCACGATCCGCCAGGCGGGCGGCGTTGCCGGGGTTTGCCGGTCTGTTGAGGATGCGCAGGCGTTGCTGGCATGACATTGCACGTTGTGCCTGTTGATTTAAAGACCGCGAACGAGTTTGTGCGCAAAATGCACAGGCATTCGCGGCCGGTGGTGGGTCACAAGTTCAGCGTTGGCGTGGCCTGCGAGGCCGGCCTGTTGCGTGGCGTGGCCATCATTGGCCGCCCCGTGGCGCCGCGGCTGGACAATGGCACAGCGGCCGAAGTGACCCGACTGTGCACCGATGGAACCCGCAACGCTTGCAGCATGCTGTACGGCGCGGCCCGACGCGCTGCGCGCGCCCTTGGATACGCACCGATCTACACATACACGCTGCCTGACGAAGGCGGCGCCAGTTTGCGGGCCGCCGGGTTTCGACTCGACAAAGAAGACGCTGGAGGAAGCGCTGCTATGTGGCATAGCCGGCCTGGCCGAACTGCGCAGCCCGTAGGTGACGACCTTGTAGGCGGCAAATGGCGTTGGATCGGATGAAATCATGACCCCATCCGACACCTACCGCGCATCAGCCTGCGACGGCAAGGTGGGCTTCGCCACGTTCACCCAGGCCCGCGTGGTGGCCGAGCGCAGCACCAGGCGCGGCAAGAGCCGGCAGATTTACCACTGCCCGCATTGCCATCAGTTCCACCTGGGCCGCAGGCCCATCACCAAGCGGCGCAGCCGCATCACCATAGAGGAACCATGAGCTACGACAACACCAACAGCGGCCTTCTGGCCAAGAACGACAAGCAGGGCAACGAAAGCCGCCCGGACTACCGGGGCAGCATCAACGTGGACGGCCGCGAATACTGGCTGTCGGCCTGGATCAAGCAAGGCCGCGATGGCACCAAGCTGGCGGGCCAGAAGTACATGAGCTTGAGCGTGAAGCCGAAGGACGAGCAGGCCGCCTACGCCCCGGCCCCTGCAACAGCTGCCGCGCCTGCGCCTCGCATGACGCAGGATCAGCGTGACGCCATGGCTATCCGTGAGCGGGCAGAGCGGGAGCGCCAGGCGGCGGCGAAGCCGAAGACGAACTTCGACGACATCGATGATGACGTGCCCTGGTGAGGCTTGACTTAGGCCCGCGCTGCGGGTCTATACTGGACTTTCCCATCAACCTGCGCCACCCGGATGCGTCTGGCTGGCTCTAGGAGTTCATCATGAGCATCTGCTCGCACGACGGCGAGCGCCGTTACACCCGGCGCGTCTTCGCCAATGGCACAGTCCACATCTGCATCCAGTGCATGGACTGCCTCGATGTGGTCCTATCCCCCAGACACAACATGCGGCCATGGATCAGGCTTGACGAGGTTCCACGTGGCCGCGTGATCCATGAGTGGATCGAGCATCAACCGCAGGTAGCGCGGCAAGGAGGCCTGTTTTGATGGCCACCACCGCAGACTTCGCCGCCGCCTATGTGCGCAAATACGGTCTCACACTGGTGCCACTGCCGCCGAAGACAAAGCGGCCACTGAAGAAGGGCTGGGGACTCAAAGACTGTTTGACAACGCCAGAAGCGGCGCGGAAGTATTACGAACAGCACCCGACGTGGAACATCGGTGTTGCACTCGGTCCGTCGCGGCTTGTCACGCTAGACGTTGACAACATCGAGGCGATGCAGATCGTCTGCGACGAATTCGGCTGGAATGTCGATGAGCTGCGCAACGAGGCGCCAACGGTGCAGGGCAAGGCTCCGAACTTTCGGATTCTGTTCCGAGCACCGGAGGGCATGGAGTTCCACCGGAAGTCGATTGCTTGGCCTAACAAGTTGGACCCTGACGGGAAAATCTTTGACAGCATCATCGCAAAAGCAGTTGCTGCCGAGGCCGCAGGAGATTTGCAAGAGGGCAAGAGGATTCGAGACATTGAGGCGGAGCCTTACAAGCGCATCACCGTCTTCGAGATTCGCGGCGCAGTCGATGAGCAAGTGCAAGACGTCCTGCCGCCAAGCATTCACCCAAAGACAGACCAGCCCTACATCTGGCTGACAAAACCAAACGGTGTCATTCCAGAGCCGCCCGCCTGGCTGCTGTCGCTGTGGAAAAACTGGGATGCTCTCAGGCCGCAGTTGCAAGGCCTGTGCCCATGGGCACCTGAGAGACCGACACCGAAGCCTGCGAAACCTCGTATCCCGGCCGGGAACGATACCACGCCGAGCGTCATTGACGCCTATGACCAAGCGCACAGCATCGAAGCAGCGCTCGCGCAGTACGGCTACCGCCAGCAGGGCAAGCGGTGGCTATCACCACACTCCAGCACCGGCCTGGCCGGCGTGGTGATCTTCGACGACAAAGCCTGGATTCACCACGCATCAGACCCGCTGTGCAGCGACGAGAGCGGCCAGCTGGTGGGCGCGTTCGATCTCTATCGGTACTACGAGCACGGCGGTGACATCCGCAAGGCAGTCAAGTCTGCCGCCGAAGAGATGGGCATGAAGCTGGAGCCGAGGAGGCCGAAACCTCTCACGGTTCAACGGCTGCATGCAACTCCTGTCGTCGATTCCGAAACCGGCGAGATCACAGAACCAGGCGAGGAAACCGCTCCGATCATCAGCAACGCCACGCCGATGAAGACAGCCGAGGTGTTCCATGAAAGCCTGCCGGAGGGCGGCCGCATCGTGTTCTGGCGCGGCGAGTTTTTCTCCTGGGATGGCACGCGCTACGTCGTCCGTGATCGCGTCTACATCGAACAGCGTCTGTATCGGTTCATGGCCCAGTGCAACACCTGGAAGCCAGAGCCAAGGTCCGACAAGGTGACGCTGGTGCCGTACAACCCCAAGGCATCCAACGTCAACGACGTGGCGCACGCCCTGCGGGCTGTCTGCTATGCCGATCTTCCAGACCCGCAGGTATGGATTGAAGAGCGAGACGGCGACATGCCAGCGCATGAGATCGTCGCCTTCCGCAATGGCTTCTTCCACTATCCGACCCGTGCGCTGGTTTCATGCACAGACCGTATGTGGGTAACCAATGCGCTAGATTTTGACTACGATTCCAAGGCCGGAGAACCCCGAGAGTGGCTGGACTTCCTGGCATCACTGTGGCCATCCGATCCTGAATCTGTGCGAGCCCTGGCAGAGATGTTCGGATACCTCCTGACCGACGACACAGGCCAGCAAAAGATGTTCATGCTGGTAGGACCTCCACGCAGCGGCAAGGGAACGATCCTGCGCGTCCTCGAGGCCCTGGTGGGCTATCACAACCGCGTCAGCCCATCGCTGGCCTCGCTGGGCACGCAGTTCGGCCTGCAGCCTCTCATCGGCAAGCGCCTGGCTCTCATCTCCGACGCCCGACTTTCGGGCCGAGCAGACCAGCAACCTATCGTCGAAAATTTGCTGAGAATATCTGGCGAGGATGCACTGACCATTGACCGGAAGAATATCGTGCCGTGGTCAGGGAAACTGCCAGCCAGGTTTGTTCTGGCCACCAACGAACTGCCGGCATTCTCCGATGCCTCCGCAGCCCTGGCCAACAGATTCCTGATGTTCAAGCTCACCAAGTCATTCCTGGGACAGGAAGACCAAGGCCTGACATCCAGGCTTCTGAAAGAGCTTCCAGGCATCGTCCTGTGGGCTCTCGACGGCCTCGAGCGTCTTCGGCATCGTGGCTACTTCCAACGCCCCAGCTCGGCTGACGATCTGGCCGCCGACCTGTTGGAGCAGACCAGCCCGGTGCGCAGCTTCGTTGAGGACTGCTGCGTTCTGGAGGTTGCGGCGCAGTGCAACAGAGACGACATCTTCAGGGCTTGGAAACGCTGGTGTGAACTCCAAGGACGCGACCATCCAGGCACCAAGGTCGGCTTCGGACGGCAGCTGTCTGCTGCTTTTTCGAGCATCTCAAGGTCGCAGCCGAGAGAAGATGGCACAAGATTGAATCTCTACACCGGCATCAGGTTGACAGAGAAATGGAAGTGGGAGGCGCAGCAGGTTTGATGGTCGCGGCATCAATCCTGTGCCGGCACAAGTTGCCACAGGACAATTGATGCCTGGCACAACATCGCAAATCTACTCTAACTCTTTGATTTCATTACACTATTTACACTTGGCACAAGATGGCACATGATAAAAGCAACGTGGTACACATACACACACGCACACACACACGCAAGAAAGGTAGAGCTGCAATGGAAATTCACCTGTGCCACCTGTGCCACCTGTGCCAGTGAAAATGTGAGCATCGACTAACATAGGAGCGAAGATGAAAAAGCAGAACCCCGCAGACAAGGTGGAGCAGTGGCCAATCGACAGGCTGGTGCCGTATGCCAAAAACTCGCGCACGCACTCCGATGCCCAGGTGGCCCAGATCGCAGCCAGCATCAAGGAGTGGGGCTTCACCACCGCTGTGCTGGTTGATGAAGATGGCGGCATCATCGCCGGTCACGGGCGCCTGATGGCCGCCCGGAAGCTGGGCATGACTGAGGTTCCGGTGATGGTCGCAGTAGGCTGGTCTGACGCGCAGAAGCGGGCCTACGTCATTGCTGACAACAAATTGGCTCTGAACGCTGGATGGGATAACGAGTTACTCGCGCTGGAGTTGGCTGATATTCAGGGCCTTGGTTTTGACGTTGAGCTGACGGGTTTCAGCGACGAGGAAATCAAAGACCTGATGCCGGTGGAAATAACTGAAGGCCTGACCGATGAGGATTCAACCCCCGCTGTCCCAGAGCAGCCAATCACAGTCCTTGGCGATGTTTGGATTCTTGGGCGTCATCGCTTGATGTGTGGAGACAGCACAAGCATTGAGCAGGCAGAGAAGCTAATGAATGGCGTTAATGCTGACATGGTTTTCACTGATCCGCCTTATAACGTGGCTTATGAAGGCCGCGGCGAGAAAAACAAACTTGGCCCGATCAAGAACGACGATATGTCTGATGAGTCGTTTGAGCAGTTTTGCAGAGACGTCTTTGCAACATACCATGCGGTGATGAAGCCTCTGGCTTGCATTTACGTCTGCCATCCAGACAGTCAGACTGGCCCGAAGCTGGCGTTTGAAAAGACCTTTGGTGAGTTGTTTAAGAAGGCATCAACACTGATTTGGATGAAGCAATCCGCTGGTATGGGCTGGCAGGACTACCGTGCGCAACACGAGCCAATCCTCTACGGCTGGAAAGAAGGTAGCAGCGGAAAGCATTTCTACTGTGGCGACAGGTCCAAAACGACTGTCTGGCAGATTGGTCGAGATGCACAAGCAAGCTATGTTCATCCGACGCAAAAGCCTGTGGCCTTGCCAGAAGAGGCCATCAAGAACAGTAGCAAGGGAGAAGACGTTGTCCTTGACCTGTTTGGTGGCAGCGGAAGCACATTGATTGCCTGCGAGAAAACCGGCCGCGTCAATCGCAGCATGGAGCTAGACCCCAAGTACTGCGACGTCATCGTCAAGCGCTGGCAGGACTTCACCGGCCAGAAGGCGGTTCACGCAGAATCCGGTAAAACTTTCGACGAGGTGAGCAATGGCGACCAGCAAGCCTAAACCTGAAAAATCGGTCACTGAAAAGCATCCGAACTACGGCGGCGCTCGAGAAGGCGCTGGCCGACCAGCCTTTGAACCCACCGACGCCGAGCGCAAGCAGGTCGAGGCGCTGTCCGGCTACGGCCTGCCCATCGAGCAGATCGCAGTCCTGGTGCGCGACGGCATCGACACCGACACCCTGCGCAAGCACTTCGCCCAGGAGCTGATCTCGGGCAAGGCCAAGGCCAATGGCCAGGTCGGCAAGACCCTGTTCCAGAAGGTCATGGCCGGCGACACGGCCGCCGCGATCTGGTGGTCGAAGACCCAGATGCGCTGGAAGGAAGTGCAGCAGCATGAGATCACTGGCGCAGACGGTGCGCCGATAGAGTTCAGGAAGATCGAGCGCGTGGTGATCAAGAAGTGACCACCCTGCGCATCGAAACCCCAGAGTGGGCGCTGCCGCTGCTGGGCCAGGCGCGGTACAAGGGCGCTCACGGCGGCCGAGGCTCGGGCAAGTCGCACCTGTTCGCTGAGATGCTGATTGAGGCCCACATCATGGACCCGACCAGCCGCAGCGTCTGCGTGCGCGAGGTGCAGAAGTCCCTGAGCCAGTCTGTGAAGCGCCTGCTGGAGCTCAAGATCGAGGCGCTGAACGCGGGCGCTTACTTCGAGGTGCAAGAGGCCGTGATCAAGTCCAAGCGCGGCGACGGGCTGATCATCTTCCAGGGCATGCAGAACCACACGGCGGACTCGATCAAGTCCCTGGAAGGCTACGACCGCGCCTGGGTCGAAGAAGCGCAGAGCCTGTCACAGCGCAGCCTGGACCTGCTGCGGCCGACGATCCGCAAGCCCGACTCGGAACTGTGGTTCACCTGGAACCCGAGCCAGGACTCCGACCCGGTGGACCAGCTGCTGCGCGGCCCGAAGCCGCCGCCTGACGCCATGGTGGTCGAGGTGAACTTCGAGCAGAACCCGTGGTTTCCTGACGTCCTGCGGGCCGAGATGGAATACGACCGTGGCCGAGACCCGGACAAGTACGCGCACGTCTGGCGCGGCGGCTACCTCAGCAACAGCACAGCCCGCGTGTTCCAGAACTGGCGCGTCGAGGACTTCGACTCCCCGAAGGACGCCATCCACCGCCTGGGCGCCGACTGGGGCTTCGCCACCGACCCGACCGTGCTGGTGCGCTGCCACGTTGTCGGCCGCACGCTCTACATCGACCACGAAGCCTACATGGTTGGCTGCGAGATCATGAACACGCCCGACCTGTTCATGACCGTGCCAGAGGCCGAGAGATGGCCCATGGTGGCCGACAGCTC